CGAAGCCGGTGCGCAAGGCAAAGACTCGCGGCAAGAAGCTGCTGGACATGATCGGCGAAGGGAATCTCGATGAGTGACGACACCACCACCAAGCCAGCGGGCAGCGTGCCGCTGAAGAACCAGCGTCACGAGCTGTTCGCGCAGGAGGCAGCCACGGGCCGGGCCAAGACAGACGCCTTCATCGAGGTCTACCCGCACGCGGCGGCATGGACCCCAGCGGCTGCGCATGTGAAGGCGTCCATGATGGCTGCGCGCCAGGACGTGAAGGAGCGCATCGCCTTCTTGCAGGCCAAGGCGGCTGACGTTGCCGTCTTCACCCTGTCGGCGCACTTGATCCGCCTGAACAACCTGTCGCTGGCCGCAGAGCGGGCGGGAGAGTTCACCAGCGCCGTGAAGGCCGAAGAGAACCGGGGCCGGGCTGCGGGCTTCTACCCGACCAAGGTCGAATTGACCGGGCGCGGCGGCGGGCCCATCGAGACAAAGCAGACCCGCGACCTGACCGACGCCGAGCTGGAAGAGCAACTGGCCAAGCATGGCATCAAACCGTGAGGTGCTGGCGCTCCTGCTCGAAAGGGAGCGCCGCAGGGCGAGGGATGACCTGTACACCTTCTCCCGCTGGATGTTCCGAGCCCGCAAGGGCTACCACTGGAAAGAGGCCCGGCACCATGCGCTGATGTGTGACGCGCTGATGCGCGTCTATCGCGGCGAGTGCACGCGGCTGGTGATCAACGTCCCGCCGCGCTACAGCAAGACCGAGCTGGCCGTGGTGAACTTCATCGCATGGAGCCTGGGCAAGGTTCCCGACAGCGAGTTCATCCACGCCAGCTACAGCGGCACCCTGGCAGGGAACAACAGCGCCAACGCCCGCGAACTGGTGGAGCATGACGAGTTCCAGCGGATCTTCAGCGGCACGCACATCGCCAGCGATGCCAAGGCGCACTGGACGACGACCGACGGCGGGGTGATGTACGCCACGGGCGCAGGGGGCACGATCACCGGCTTCGGCGCAGGCAAGGACCGCGAAGGATTCGGCGGGGCCATCATCGTCGACGACCCGCACAAGGCCGACGAAGCCGCATCGGACAAGATCAGGCAGGGCGTCATCGACTGGTTCCAGACGACGCTGGAGAGCCGCAAGAACAGCCCCAAGCGCACGCCCATCATCGTGATCATGCAGCGCCTGCACGAGCGCGATCTGGCCGGGTGGCTGTTGGGCGACCGAGGCCAGGACGGCAAAGGCCCACCGGTGGCCGGTGGCAACGGCGAGGTGTGGGAGCACCTGTGCCTGTCCGCGATCAACGACGACGGCACGCCACTGTGGCCCGAGAAGCACTCGGCCGAAGACCTGCAGCGCATGGAGACGGCCGCGCCCTATGTCTTCGCCGGGCAGTACCGCCAACGGCCAGCGCCACCCAGCGGCGGCACCTTCAAGCCTGACCTGATGCCGGTGGTGGAAGCCATCCCGGCCAATGTGGTGGAGTGGTGCCGAGGCTGGGACTTGGCCAGCACCATCGACGGCGACTGGACAGTGGGCGCGAAGGTCGGCCGCCTGTCCGATGGCCGGTTCATCGTTGCCGATGTGAAGCGGGATCGCCTGGAGAGTGCGCAGCGTGATGCGCTCATGAAGAACACCGCAGACGGCGACGGTCGCGGGCGCGTGAAGCAGAGCATTCCGCAAGACCCAGGCCAAGCCGGAAAGAGCCAAGTCGCGGCCTTTGCGTCCATGCTGGCCGGGCATAACCTGCACTTCAGCCCCGAGACCGGCGACAAGGTGGTCCGCGCCACGCCGTTCGCCAGCCAGATGAACGTGGGCAACGTGCTGATGCTGCGCGGCCCCTGGAATGACGCCTTCACCAGTGAACTGCGCCTGTTTCCGAATTCGGTCTACAAGGACCAGGTTGACGCCTCCGGCCGGGCATTCAACGCCTTGATGGGGCCAGCCAGCGGCGTCTTCCTGTAGCCCAGCCGTCCCTAGCATCGCCCGCCATGCACCAGATCATTGCCAACGAAGCGGACATCATCCGCGCCAGGAGCCTACTGCTGGGCAGCCTGGACGTGAAGCGCCCGGCCGCGTGGGACCAGTTCGGCTACCCCACCGACCTGACCTTCGAGATGCTGTACCGGGCCTACAAGCGCGGCGGCCCTGGCCACGGCGCTGTGCATCGCATCCTCGACAAGTGCTGGCAGAAGGCCCCTCGCATCAAGTCGTCCGCAGCCGATGCAGAGACGCCGTGGGAGGTCAAGACCCGCAAGGTTCTGGAGGCGGTGCATGGCTGGAAGAAGCTGCGCGACTTCGACCGCCGCAACATGGTCGGCAAGTACGCCGGGCTGATCCTGCGCGTGGCTGACAGCCAGCCGCTGAGGGCGCCCATGGTGAAGGCGCAGAAGCTGGTGGACATGGTGCCGGTCTACGAGAACCAGCTGCGCGTGCAGGCCTGGGACAGCAACCCGGACAGCGAGACCTTCGGCGCCGTGACGATGTGGCAGTACCGCCACCGGGCACCGCAGGCCGACAACACGCAGGCCGCGCCCGACAAGTGGGTGGACGTGCACCCGAGCCGCATCGTGATCCTGGCCGAGGGCAGCGTGGGCGACTTCCAGGACGGCGTGCCGCTGCTGGAGGCGGGCTTCAATCACCTGGTGGATCTGGAGAAGATCGGCGGCGGCAGTGCCGAGAGCTACCTGAAGAACAGCGCACGGACGATGGTGTTCAAGTTCGACACCAACAGCAACCCGCAGGCCATCACGCAGAACGCCGACGGCAGCACCAGCGGCAAGTCGGTGGCCACGGTGCTGGAGGAAAAGACCCAGGCCCTGAACAGCAACATCGACGCCAGCATCGCGCTGCAGGGCGGCGAGGCCAGCACGCTGCAGACCACGGTGCACGACCCTGAGGGCGCGTTCCTGCTGGCGGCGAACCTGTTCTCGGCGTCGGTGCAGCTGCCGTTCACGATCCTGTTCGGGCAGCAGACCGGCCGCATGGCCAGCGACGAGGACCGGGACGACTATGCCGAGCGCTGCCGGTCGCGGCAGACCAACGATCTGACGCCGATGCTGACCGATCTGGTGACCCGGCTGCAGGCCGCGGGCATCATCGACGCGGGCGAGTTCGAGGTGGAGTGGGAGGACTTGGCCGGCGCGACCGATGACCAGAAGGTCGACCGGCTGGGCAAAATGGCCAGCGCGATGAAGGCCGCCTTCGACGCGGGCCTGACCGAGCCGCTGTTCGACGCCAACGAGCTTCGCGCCGTGGTCGACTTCGAGCAGCGCACCGACGACGGCATGCCTGCCGAGGGTGATCCGGCAGCCGATCCGGCCGCTGACCCGATGCCCGCACCTCAGCTCGGGGCGCCCAGGCTGGCCGCATGAAGCCCAAGCGGGCGCCGGACCCGGTACTCCCGGGCAGCGCGGCCGACCGCACCGGCACCGCGGGCATTCTGCGCCGGGCCGTGGCCGACATCCGGCGCCGGTTCGCCGGGCTGCAGAAGGACGTGATCGAGATATTCGACCGCATCCGCATCGTGTCGGTGAACGAGGCCGCGCCGCGCACGGTGTACGCCATGACGGCCGAGGAAATGGCCGCCACCAGCCAGGCCCTGCGCGAGGCCCTGGACCGCTGGATTGCCAGCGGGCGCGACCCGGCCAATCTGGCATGGTGGGCGCCCTACGATGCCGAGGCCGCGCAGCTGGGCGCCGCCCAGGCCGTCAGCAACCTGACGCGGCTGTCAGCCACCTACGCCGCCAGCCGCACGCTGCGCGAGGTGGTGTTCTCCGAGCCGTACCGCAACCGCGTGGGCATGGCGCAGATCAAGAGCTACGACCACTGGACCGGGCTGTCGGGTGGCATGCGGTCGGAGTTGTCGCAGATCATCGGCCGGGCCGTGGCCGACGGGAAGAACCCCCGCGTCGTGCGCGCTGAGATTGCCGAGCGGCTGGGCGTCAGCATGAAGGCGGCCATGCAGTACGCGCAGACCGACATCACCGACACGCTGCGCCAGGCGCGCATGGCCGAGGACGACCAGGCCGAGCAGGACTTCGGGCTTCGCGTGGGCGAGCTGTGGGCGTCGGCCCTGCTGCCCAGCACGCGGCCGTGGCACGCCAGCCGCAACGGCAAGGTCTACACCCGCGAGCAGGTGCGGGCGTTCTACAGCGAGCGGGGCAACGTTTTCCGCTGCCACTGTTCCGTCACCAGCTGCCTGCTGGACGCGAACGGCAAGCCGCTGCTGTCCGACCGGCTGAAGGGCACGATGGCCGAGGCGCTGGCGAAGTGGGAGAAGGCGAACCCGGCCAAGTGAGGCCGCCTCCATAGCATCGCCGTCGGGCCTGTAGGGGTGCAGGCCTGAATGTCTCCATCAAGGACTTTGGCCCCGGTGCTGCAAGGTGCCGGGGCCTTTTTTTGGGCTCGCGTCCCTAGCATTCGCCGCCATCGACACCCGAGGTGCATCCCGATGGCCCAGAAACAGCAGCGCGTTCACATCCTGTCAACCGTCAACGCGGCCAACGTCAGCAAGGCGGGCAGCGTCTACACGATCCGCGACGTGTGCGGGGCGGTCGACGGCATCGTCATGAACTCGATGCTGTACCCGGGCGAGGAGCTGGCCTCGGGTGTCGCGTCGCTGGAGGGCAAGCCCGCACCGGCTGGCCACCCGAAGAACGCGGCCGGGCAGTACATCAGCGCCCTGAACGGCGAGGCCCTGGCCGCCGCGTGGGCCGGTGCCTACTGCAAAAACGCCCGCCACACCGGAGGCCGCACGCTGGTCGACGTCGTCGTCAACGAGGCCGCAGCCAGGGCCCACCCGGACGGCCTGAAGCTGGTGGAGCGCCTGGACGCGGCCATCGACGCCACCAACAGCGAGCCGATTCACGTCAGCGCCGGCCTGTTCTGCAAGGCCATTACCGCCAACGGCGAGAGCGGCGGCAAGCCTTACACCCGGATCGCCACCGGGCTGGTCTATGACCACCTGGCGCTGCTGCTCAACACGAACGGCGCGGCCACACCGGGCCAGGGCGTGGGCATGTTCCTGAACGCTGACGGCCAGCCCGAGGAGGTCGAGGCGGTGACCGTGAACCTCGCGCCGGAGGACAAGCGCCACGCCGGTCTGCTGGGCTGGATTCGCCGCCTCGTGGGCAATGGCAGCTACGAGCCCAGCTTCAGCCAGATCACCGACCTGATCTATGCCGCGCTGCCCAAGGGCGCATGGCTGCGCGAGGTGTACGCCCGCCACGTCATCTGGTGCGAGGACTCAACGGGCAAGTGTTGGCAGCAAGACTACAGCGTGGCATCCGATGGCGCGTCCGTAGCATTTGCCGGGCAAGCCGTGGAAGTCACTCGCAAGGTCGAGTACGAACCCGTCAACAACCACCGAGAGGTCGACATCGTGAAAGAAACCATCCTCGCCGCGCTGAATGCAGCCGGCATCGCCGCTGCGGGGCTCACCGATGCCCAGTTGCTGGCCGCGTACAACGATCTGCAGACGAAGCCGACGCGCGATGCGCTGACCGCCGCCAACAGCAAGCTGGCCGAGGTCGAGCTGGCCGCCAACGCCGCCGCCGATGCTGAGCTGACCGCGCTGGCGACCGCGCTGGCCGTCAACACCTCGCTGACCGTGGCCGACTTCAAGGCGATGGGCCTGGCCCGCTGCAAGGAACTGTCCGCCAAGGCCGCGCCCGTCGTGACCAACGCGGGCACCGCCACCAAGCCCGGCGACGAGTTCAAGGCCTACAGCCTGAACGAAGCCATCGACGCAGCCGCGAAGAAATAAGGAGCCGACACCATGGCAAACCGCATCTACACCGGCCCGGCCTCGCGCCAGCCTGAGACCATCAGCGACCGCACCTGCGCCGCTGCCCTGCTGCCCGGCACGTTTGTGAGCGTGCTGATCGCCACCGTGGCCCAGGCCACCGCGCCGACGGCCGTGCGACTGGCGCTGCTGGCCGACCGCGATTACTACAGCACCACGCAGCTGGACGCGACCGACCCGCTGAAGACGGCCTACGCCTCCGGCGACACCGCCGTGGCCTACGTGCCCGAGCCCGGCCAGAAGTACATGGCCGCCGTCGCTGCTGCCACGTACACCAACGGCCAGGAGCTGACGGTCGGCGCTGCCGGTCGCCTGGTGGCCGCCGCGACGACCAACGTCGTGGTCGCCTACTACGACGGCCCCAACAGCGTCGCCCGCTCTGCCGGTGACCTGGTGGACGTGGTCATCGCCAACTTCTACACCAAGGCGTAAGGAGCCAACACCATGCTGCGATTCACTGCAGAGCAAGAACTGGCGATCAACGCCGCACGCGCTGGCTTCATGGCCCGCGAGACGCAACTGGCCGCCACGCTGGCAGCCATGGGTGAGGGCGCGGCCGGTCTGGTGGGCAACGCCTCGCCGGTGCCCATCGACGCCTGGCGCCGCATCGACAGCCGCGGCGCGATGATCCAGCGCGACCAGCTGGCGGTGTTCAACCGTCTGGCCGCCGCCAACACCACGCCGGTGCAGATCGGCGACCTGATGAGCTACTTCCCGAAGATCAGCGACTCGGGCGAGGTGCACATGAGCATGGACGGCCGCAGCGAAGGCCGCGGCGACCAGGCGCTGGTGAAGTACGAGGGCACGCCGGTGCCGATCATCGACAGCGTGGCCTCGTTCGGCTGGCGCCAGATGGAGGTCGTGCGCAAGAGCGGCCTGATGCTGGACGCCGAGACCATCGCCAACAAGCAGCGCAAGGTGGCCGAGAAGCTGGAGGACATGGTCATCAACGGCGCCTCGAACGTCGTGATGGGCGGCGCCACGATCTACGGCCTGCGCAACTTCCCGAACCGCACGACCGGCACGCACGGCCTGACGCTGGCCAGCAGCACGGGCGCGCAGTGGCTGACCGCTGTCTCGCAGCTGGTCACGCTGCTGATCGGCGACAACAGCTTCGGCCGCGTCACCGTGTTCCTGAACTGGTCCGACTACACGTATGCGGACATCAACGAGTTCACGGCCGGCTACCCGAAGACCATCCTGCAGCGTCTGAAGGAGATCAACTCGGTCGCCGACTTCGTGCCAGCGTCGAAGATGCCCGCCAACAACCTGGTCGGCATCAACAACCTGGAAACGGGCGAGTGGGGCTCGATCCTGTCGGCCATGCCGATGACGACCCGGCCGAAGTTCCGCGCGAACCCGGAAGATGACTACAACTTCCAGGTCATGGCCGCCGTGGCGCCGCAGTTCCGCAGCGACTACGCCGACCGCTCGCACATCGTGCACACGACCCTGAGCTGACCATGAAGGTCACCATCACGCACCTCAAGGCCCCCTGGCCAGTCGGGGCGGGCGTCGGCGATGTGGTCGAGCTGGAGGCCGCCGATATTCCCGAGTGGGCGGTCGGCAAGTGCAAGCGGGCGGACGACGACGCAGAGGTCACCGCTGCTGCACCGCGCAGCCTGACCGCTGAGGATGCCGAGGCCCAGGCCGAAGCCGACGCCAAGGCCGCCGAGGATGCGCAGATCGCCGCGACCCTGGAGGCCGAGCGCGTTGCTGGCGAGGCCCAGGCCGCGGCCGAGGCCAAGGCCGCGCTGCTGATCGAGGCCAAGGCCCTGGGCATCACGGTGCAGGGGAAGTGGTCCGACGAGCGCCTGGCGGCCGAGGTCCTGAAGGCGAAGGCAGCCAAGGCCTGACGCCGTGATCAGCACCACCCAGGCCCAGCAGTACCTGGACCAAGCGCTCGGCATCACCGTCCCGGCCTTCGTGGTGGCGGCGGCTGTCGAGCGGGTCGAGGCTGTCGAGCCTGACATGGTGGACGCTGGCTACACCGAGGCGGCCACGGTCATGATTCAGTGCATGGCCGTGGCCCTGATCGCAGCGGCGGGCGCACCGCGACGCATCAACGCGCAGGGCGCCCCGTCTGGTGCCTCGCGCTCGTTCAAGTACACCGACAACGACCTGACCGGGCTGCGGCGCGCGCTGGCCGCGCTGGACACGGCCGGGACCGTCTCCGAACTGGTCGGGCCAGACCCGGTCACCTCCACCCTCTTCCTGGTCGTCTGACGACGGCCAACACCTACTGGACCGACACCATGAACGACAGCCTGAAGATCGCAGACACCGCCAGCGCCGGACTCGTGAAGGGCGCGGGCGACAACGAAAGCCTGGGCCTGCGCGGTCGTTACGAGGCCGTGTGCTACGACGCGCAGGGCAACGAAAAGTGGCGCGACACGATCAACAACCTCGTGACCACCGTTGGCGGAAACCTGGCGCTGGACACGATCCTGGGCAACACCGCGGCGGGCGCGATCTTCATGGGCCTGAAGGGCACCGGCACCGCCGTAATCGCTGACACGCAGGCCTCGCACGCGTCGTGGCTGGAGCAGGGCGCGGCCAATGCGCCGGCCTACAGCGGCACGCGCAAGACGCCGGCGTTCAGCGCCGCCTCTGCCAAGTCAAAGGCCACCAGCGCGGCCAGCGTGTTCACGTTCACCTCGGGCGGCACGGTGTTCGGTTGCTTCATCAACATCGGCGGCACCAGCGCGATTGACAACACGACCGGGACGCTGTTCAGCGTGGGCGACTTCACGGGCGGCAGCAAGACCGTGGCGTCGACCGATGTGCTGAACGTGACCTACACGCTCGGCGCCTAAGCCGCGCCCGCCATGGACGGCGGCTGACCCATGGCCACGAAGTCTGCAGTCGCCAAGGTCTGGGGCCTCAAGCGCAACTACGACGATACGCTGGACTCGCGCTACCCGGCCGGGGACAAGCCGGCCCCAGCGCTGCCGTCGTGGCTTGGTAGCACGCCGGTCAATGGCTGGGTGGACTTGCCCGGCAGCGCGATGAGCACCGCAGGCG